ATCTTAGTTCGCTCATGTTTCGTTCTCCGTTAGTCAGGGCATATGCCCACCACCATAGTATGGGATAACTCACATAGTGGCAATAGCGTGAAGAACACTTCGGTACGAAACAGGGTGGCTGAAATGTTTGGTGGGTGTGGCGCGCAGTCCGTCCATCTTCAGATCAACCGCACGGTCGCCACGGTACAGGAAGATCTCGCTCCCCGTGGCAGTACAAAGCTTCACCGCAATCCAGCAACTGCCCCGCGCGTGTTTGGTAGCAAACGCCACCTGATGCGGCGTGATGTCCACCGACATATTCTGCGTGGTCTTCAACTCCACCATATGCCAAGCGCCCCTACCGTCCATGATCAAGACATCCGGCACACCCAACGTGGCCCTTGACTCCAACCGCGTGGCGGACCAATCCGGGCAGTTATCTCGGATAGCTTTCTTCAACGATTGCCAGAAGCTGGCTTCACGCTGTTTCTTCGGCTTCGCTCTTACTTCCAAAATATCGGTCATTGCCGGTTAACTCCTCAAAGTCCAAACGTTGTAATGGAGTCATGTGCGCCCGTTTCGTGTAAATCATCGGGGTCTTATCTTCGTTAACCAAATCCCACCGCTCTGAACCGAACCACAGCCTGCCAAGAAAATTAATCAGGAACATCTTGTACCTCTTCCGCAAGGCGCTCCCGCGCCCGCTTTCTGTTCCCACCGTCCTCGGCTCCCGCATCATGCGTTAACGGGGCATACGTTTGCTTGAGTTCGTTCAAGGCCTTCATGACCTCTTCCTTGCTCATTTGATCGATGGTGCCGTGACGTATCTCCGTTTTGTTGACGTAGATGTCCCCCTGCGCCTGCCCACGGCGATATTCCGCCTGCACTGCGGCACTGTACGCACCATTCTCTAACGCCGCGTCACGGATGATTTGGAGGTCCCTGAGATGCCTCTGGTATTCCACGCCATATTTTTCGTCAAGCTCCTGCCGGTATTCACGGATCGCGCGGCAGACATGAGGATGGATTCGGGGGTTGGTGAGTTCAGAGGCCCTGACATGAGCCGACCGTTCGGGATAGCCCGCGTTGATCGCCGCCTCCCGCATTGTGATCTGTCCATCTTTTGACACAAGTTCGCGGACAAAAAGTTCCTGCCTTCTGGTCAAACGCTTTTGTGCCAGTGGCGGACGGTTGGTTTGCTGTCGTTTTGCTTCAGGAAGTGCCGCCGCCTTGGTGTCCAGCACCTTGGCGTACCGCTTGGCTTTCTTCGTCACAGGAGTTCCTCGGTATGTGAGTAAGTCCGGCTAACCATACCTTAATTTGGCCCCCTGTATATATATTTTCCAGAAAAATAAAAATATTTTTTTTGAATCTCAAAACCCTCAATAGCAATAGCTTGATTAACAAGCTTGAACATAAGTGGTGTATCCCTATGTAACCCCCGTGTAACGAAGGAATCTAGTGTTTATGCGGCCTCTAGGCCCGAGTTACGTGGTTACGCCAGTTACGGGCATTTAGAATTTATTTTTTATTTTTTTATTTCTCTGGGAAAACACTATATAGATAGCGAAATTAAGACCCGTGGTCCGTGGCCCGTGCCTGCTGTCTCGCGACATGGGGCTGATGGGCCACGGCTCACGGATTAGTTAGCGCGGTCTTTTCGCTGTTGTGCGGCGTCCCTGAGCTTCTGTTGTGTTTTCGGGGGAAGGTAGTCGATATCGAGGACGCGGTAGCCGGAGGGGCCGTAACAATCCACGCGGCCATCTTCTCGGATTCTGAGGTTGCTATTCATTATGTTCACCCAGCCTTTGTCTTTTTTGAAGAGACTCATCGCCTCCTTTATGTCGCTCATACGCCCTCTGGAATCGTGCCGCCAGCAAAAACGTCCATGTTGTCTATCTGGGCGATGATGTTGGCGAGGGCTTGTTTATCTTTTTTGGTCTGGATAGACATGATGCATTTTTCGTAGATGTCGTGAAAGACTTCATCCCGGCTAAAGCCTAGCTGAAGCAACTTGACGATGCGGTCTTGTGGCTTGCCGTATTGCGCTTCTGCTTCGGTTAGGGGTACGTCGTTGGTTGTTTCTGGTTTCATGGTTTTCTCCCAAATTGATGTTCCACATGGAACACCTCGAATATCGCACGTATGCGATAGCCCGTCAAGTGGGAGTTTACATATAGGTGGCGACGTAGGCGGTGAGGCCTGCCATAAAGATGAGGGCGGCGGCGTGTTCTATTATCTGCCGTTTGACCGGTCGTTCTTTGCGGTCTTGGTGGCATCGGTCGCAGAGGGCGTTGTGGATGGGCACCCCGCATCGGTTGCAGACGTAGCAGTGCCTCATTTTTTGATTAGATAATCGTGTGCTATGTAAGCCAGTATTGCGCTCATTACAGCGGTAGTGAGGGCTTCGGCGGTTGGGAACAGGAAGTGTGTGGGGTGTATCCAGAGGTCGCTGACAAACACGCCGCCGCCAAAGGAAATTGCCCCGCCTAGCCGCTCGTTAGCGAATGTTTTGATTTTGGGAATAAAAACCATTGCCGCAAAGATTACGGACGCAGAACTGGCTGTTTTAGCGGCTTTGATCCAGTGTGGGACATCAACCGCAGTAATATCGCCTTGGACCATCATCAGAAGGCAACTAATAAAAGCGGCCAGCCACTTGCCTTCGATTCCTTTTAGTTGGGTGAGATATTTCATTTAATGAAAGCTCTTGTGCTTGTATAAATCGCGGGTTTCGATGAGGTAATCGGTATAGACGATGAAGCCGATCTGGCACAGGGCCAGCACAAACTCATGTTCGTCGTCGGCCATCAGGGTTTCCATCATGTGTTTGCTTTGTTCGTCGCCCAGCCAGATTTCGTTTTGTAGCGCGTTGGCTACGAATTCGCGGAAGCTCTCGCTACTTTCCAGTAGTTTGGCGGCGTCTACTCTTTTTTCTGAATCAATTGCCAATCCCATATCAGACTCTCCCGGCGGACTGTAGTAGTCTACTTCAATACAAAAACGAACTCTATCTTATATCGGGGGAATAAAGATATGATGCCAAGACTTTTTTTGGTTCGGTGGCGTGATGCGTGTGGCGGGACGCGTAGTGGTTGGCGTTCGGTTGAAGAGATGAAAGAAACACGAGAGGCGGAGGTAATGTCGTGTGGTGTGATACTTCATCAGGACGAACGGCGTCTTCTGCTGTGCCCGCACGTTTTGTTAAATGACGACGGTCAGGTTGAAGAGGGTGACGCGGAGATTGCAATACCCATGGATTGGGTGACCAGTGTGGAGGAGTGGAATGGTCATGGGTAGAGAAGAAGACGATTGGGAAGATGTGCTGGACGACTTGGAAGAAGAGGCGGAACTGGAGTTTGAAGAAGTTGAGCCGGAGATAGAAAAGCGTGATGAGTCGTTTTACGCCAGCCGCCTTGAGTTGATTGAAGAAGCGGCGAGAAAAATAAAAAGTGAATGATCTACCGGAGTATATGGTGCCCTTATGTTGCGTGGCGTTTGCGGCGCTGGCCTGTTACTTTATGGGGAGTTAAACGCTTTTGTCAGTAGGGCGCACCAGAAGTACAGGTCGCCGTCGGACATATTGGATCGGATTTTGTTGACGCGGTCGCAAACGAGTCGGAGGTTGCCCGGCACGTAGCCTTTTTCCGGGGTAATCCTGTCTATAGAAACATTAGTCCCGCGCCGTGAGCCGTGGTTCGATGATAGTCCTTCGTGCATCCATGTCATGGGCAGGCCGGACAGGGCGCACAGGCCTTTTTGTTCTTCAAACAAATTGTATAGAAAATCTAAGTCAACCCTTTCGTCAAATTCTATCTCGTATCGTTTGACGCGTTGCTTCATGTCCCTGAGCCGTGATGACAGGTAGTTGCGTGGTGATTTGTGTACGGAATCAACTTGGAGCTTGTAGTCACAGTCGGCACAGATGGGCCGCCCACGCTGATATGTACCGGAGTGGTAGCGTTCGCCAAAGTTTTTTTTAGCTTTTCTTTTCTTGCAAATCCTGCAAGTAAGCCGATCCAATCGCCTGCCCCCACATGCGATTAATCTCGGGAGTTAGATATACGCGATTAATTAAGCCCAATCAAGGACATAATCAAAAAAATTACAAACAACGCGAAGTATCCTTGCCAACCCATTAAACCTTTTTCGGGTTCTACAATGCGGTGGAGTTTTTTGGATGAATCTCCCTCCGCCGCAGGGGGCGCGGTTATGGAGACGGTGGCGTTTTGC